TCCAGGAAGAGTGTGCTGCATACGGATCATTGAGAAAGTGTTTCTCATTCCGAATGGAGACTCAAAGTTGATACCACCACCTTTCTTAGAAAGAGTAGATTCAACAAGAGACCACTCACGGCTCCATCGCTTACCTGCTGCAAGTTCTTCAACTGGTACAAAAAGATCAGGATCACCAGTGATCAACTTAACCTCATACATCCAGTTTGTACCGTCAGCTACAGGATCTCCTTGGATCTGTAGAGAATACATTTCATTCTTGTGACCTACAATGATGTGCTCATCAGTGAACCATCGCTCTGGGAATACCATGTAGAAAGAAGTAACGTTCTTTCCTGGTTCATCACCTACAGCAACAGCAGATCCTGTTGGAGTCAATCGTGCCTCTACTAGAGGAACATTCTTTTTACCAGAACCGACAAGTTCCCATGTAAAATCGTCATCTGTGTCAAGGTACTTAACCTTGTACTTTGAAAGCTGAGAATCCAAGTCAGTACCGAAGTTGGTAGTGTGGATTCTTCGCATAATATCAGTAGCCTTCTGTGGACGACCCTGATAAATGCTATGTAGATGGTTAGCAGTTGTCAATCCTGACCAGTGCTGTGCATCATACATTTGAAACTCTGAAAATTGAAGTGCCATTTGTCTTAGCTTATTTTTGTTTCAATTAAAATTAGATATCAACACCATCAAGAAGACGAAGGTAATTTTCCTTCATTTCCCTTTCGGTGATACTCTCTAGGGAAGCTCCCTTCCCTGCTTCATAGATCCCTTCGTTAGAAAGGCTCTTCTCTAGTTCCTGCACAGCATTGCTCATAGAGCGTTTTGTAAACAGGGACATATCGGGAGTCTCATCAAAGAGTCCCATTTTTATAAAATAATGTAGTCGCGTATCAAAATCAAAAGGATTCTCAGAACGTTTGTCTGAAACAACTGTTCGCAGCGTACCGTTTTCTGATCGTCCTGTAGGATTTGTCATCGCTTCTGCCATCCATTTTGTAGTTTCTTCAGTCACAGGAACACCAGGCATAACTTCCTTTAGTTCTGTAACTCTTTTCATGAGATTATTCCTACGTTCTTCATACGCAGCTCTATTGGCTTCAGCTTCTTTGATCTCGGCCTGCTTACGCTGTGTCGCGATCTGCTTAAGACTGTTGAGTGCAAGTTTCGCATCAGCCTCATCATCCCCTGAGTTAAAGGATTGGTTGGTGCGTCTTTGAGCATCTTCTTTAGAATAACCTCTTGCAATAAGATCGTTAAAGATCAAATTCTGTCTGACCGTTTTCTTTTCTTCTGCAACTGACTCATCATCAATATCAGATTCAATGAACCTGTCTTCAGTAAAGTCAGCAAGTTTGATCTCAGCATTGTGGTGTTTTACAACATTGTCAACAGGTACACCTGCACGAATAGCATTCAATGCTTCTTTTGTGCGAGGATCAAGATCAGAAAATTCATTCTGCTTGATAGTACCTCTTATCATGTCTGCAAGTTTTGGAATATCTACGTCCTTGATCTCCTCCTCGTTCACACCAGTAAGAACACCGTCCTTATAAAGTGCCGAGGCAAGTCTTGTTAAAAGAGGAGAAGAGGGAGCACTCTCAGAGGACGGCATGTCTTCAAATACGTTTCCTGCGGTCTCTCCCTCCATATCGGAACTGCCAATATCATCTTTTAATGATATTTCAAACGTACCTTCAGAAGATGCGCTGTCTACCGCTTCCCCATCACCATCTTCTTGTGTAGTTGGTTTTATGGCAGGTTCTGCAGCAGATGCAGGAGCATCTTCTTTCAATTCAATTTCAAAGGTTCCAGCATCTTCAACACCTTCAATGTCAAAGTTGAAACCTCCTAAAGCTTCTTCGTTGTTAAACTCCATTTGCTATAATTTACAAAATTATATTAATTAATATCTGATGTCAACACCCTCTCATGTTAAGAACCAGTGGTCTTTATAGACTTTTCGAGTTTTAATCTTTCGATTTCTTCCTCACTTTGTCTATCCAACTCGTTCTCTTTTGCCTCATGCTTCAATTGCATACCGAGTTTTTCAACATCACTCATCGTTTTCATAACAGTATCTGAAGATTCTGTCATTTTAAGGTCTTTATGAAGTTGAGCTTTTACTTTTTCAAGATCTATCTTTCCTTCATTACGTACCCTTTCGAGTTCAAGAGCAAGATCAGCTTTAAATTGTTCTGCTTGTTGCTTACCCTCATTCCTCATTGCTTCAACCTGCTGCGCCATTTGCTGCTGTTGTTGCATCATTTGCTGCTGTTGTTCAGAGTCCTGTCTCATTTGATCCATTTTCTGACGTTCAGCAGTTTCTATCTTACGCCTTACCGAACTGATGCTCGGATCAGTAAGAATATCCATTATCTGTGAGAAGTTAACCTTATCGTTCTGTAGACCAGCCTGTGCAAGTTGAATCATTGTCTGTTGCAACTGCTGATACTCCATACTTGAACCGATGGTTATACCGTAATCTATCTCGCGTATCATATCACCATCTATTTCAGCAAGAACTTGAGACATGTCATCAGTAATGTACTGTACTTTCAATGATCTATTACGATATGCATGTTTTGCAACCTCAAGCGTAGCTTTCAATACTGAAACCTTTATTCTTTCGTGAAACTGGAAATAAAGTTCGGTAATATGTGATGACTGCATTACAGAACGCTGCGTATTACCTACAAGCTCACTGCTTGAGATAGCACCTTCACGTTGTCTACTTACACCTGAAATGTTACTTATCTCCTCCTTAATAAAGTTAAGTATCATCATGTTCTGCTGTAGATAGTTACCCATGTCAAAATTCATAGGTGCTCTGTTCGCATTCATGTTACCTGCAAGCGTACCTGTGGCTGCTCCTTTTCTTGCTTCTTTGAATGAGTCAATAGGTAACCATCCCATCTTATCAGCAAAGTAAAGTGCGTCTTCGGTCTCCCAACCTTCAGGTATCATTGCAAGATCAAGATATCCTACAACACCTTTGTGCTTGGTAAGTGTCTCCCACTGTTTGAACATCAAGAAGTCATAGTAGTAAGAGTAAGGCTTCATTCTTGCCATCAATGATGTGGTAGGCTCACCTTCCTGTGTGTAGTCACCACCTACATATGGACACAGTGTTCCTGTAGGATTGTTGATACCATATGCCTTTACAGGGAACGGACGCATTTTAACAAATATATTCTCACCGATACGTGTACCTTCCCACCAATCAGTTACCCATATATACTTTTCGATCTCTTCGCCCATCTTTACACGTGGCTTGTAGAACTCATCTACAAATCTGTAAAGTTGCTCACCTGTCTTACGGTCATAGTATTTCAGTTTACCGATCTTACGATAAGACCTCCACACTGTACGTGTAACAAGTAAACTACCATCCTCAAGTACAGGATTCAGTAGCATCTCAGCATTATTAAGATTAGAAGGTACAAGATTACCATCCTTATCTTCTATCATACTGAATGTTCCAGCAAGAAGGTCAGGCTCTTTACCTTGAGCTACAGCTTCATCAGTACCTGCACTCAAAGTAGTATCCATTCTTTCGATCTCCTTTACATCATCTTCGCTTAGATAATCTGAGTAATCATCAAGTACATTACCTCTTGAATGGTATCCCCACTCAATGATAATATCAGCATCCTGAACATCTACAGATTGACCTTTACGGATAACCCTGATGTTTGCAGGATTACACTTTCTGATCCTTGGATCACCATTTACAATATCAAGACTGTAGATCTCTCTACCTGCAACAAGACCATCAAGGAATCCCATATTCCATTTATACTTGAGATTCTCTTTTTCAATCATATGATTTAAAAGCTGAGTAGCTCTTCTTTCACGCATATCCTGATAATCATATCTAAGATAATTATCAAGCTCTTGAACTTTCTCAGCGATCTGTTCCTGTGGAACATCACGAGTAACTATCTCAAGAAATCTTGAACGTATCTCGTTTGCTATATCTTTTTCTTTTTCTGTAATTGCATCCTGATTGATAACCCTTACTTTCCAATCAAATTTACGTTTCATCTCCTCACCTAAGAGTAGATTGATCTTGTTGTTTGCAACAGGGTAGTGTGCAGGTTCAAACGGGAAGTCGTTATCGGTCATACCGAATGGATCACACATGTCCAACATATCATCCTTATCAAGGATGTTGTTGTACAGATCCATATTAGTTCTTATTTCACGGTATTCACCGTAAAACTCGCTACTGTAAAGACCCATATCTGTGGCAGCACGTACACATTTTTCTGCCCACTTTGCGGTCTTTTGTTTTTCACTTTTCTTTTGAGAGGGAAAGTCCTCGTTGTTTCCAATTATGATCATCGTCTTCTAATTCTTGATCTAATATCTATTCTTTCTTCACTTTCAGCAGAAACAAATCTGTCGCTCATGCTGGGTCTTACACGTAAAAAGAATGGGTCTATCGGTTTTTTAACACTATCAATGTCATCAAAGTCTTCATCTTCGATGCCGTACTTTTCAAGGTCAGCACGATATATCAACACCATACCTAACGCAGAGATCCTATCGTAGTTTCCTACTTCAGGATCATAAGCTATCAATTCTCTAAGTATTGCTGGTGATACTATTGTACTATAATTTCTCTCTCCTTCTTCTTTGCCGTAAGCCTGTTCCATAAGATATGAACGTATCAGACTGTTTCTCCATCCGTTCACAGCTTTGGTGGTATGTGTTCCTTTTGCAAAATTTCCGTAACCTACACGCTTAGTGATCTGCATATCTCTAAGGATACCAGGTGTATCACACAACATGTATGTAGCATTTATCCTGTCAAAGTATTGGAACATACCTTTCTTATTATTCTCGTAGTTGCACTTTGCATTGTAGTATTTCATCAGTCTGTAACAGATCTCATAAAACTCCTCTGCGGTTCTCGGTCTTCCAGTGTATTCAGCAACTATTCTACCTGTAAGACGATTCATTATAATGATGCTTCCCAATGACGGCCCTATTGACATATCATCATCGTAAGGGTCACACCCTGCTATGTAAACATTTGACTGTATATGGTCGTCAACCTTTATCGGATGCTCGAATATCTCAACACATCCCTCAAGATCTTTTATATCCATGACAGGAAACTGTCGTATCGGATAATTATTACTCAGTTTCCAAGCTACCTCACCATCCTGAAAGTAAAGTTTTACCTTCCATGTAGCATCGGTATATTTCTTAGGATTCGTTTCCACTTCCGCAAGATGTATACGTATATCCTCCACATTGAACAGATGGCCCTCCCTTTTCATCATCGCTTCCTGCGGTGTGATGGAACGGTCAGCCTTTTCCTGTATCAATGCATTCGGATCGTCAGTACTATTGGCAATAATGGCACGTGCATCAAACACTTCGATCAATGCTTTTACAATATCCGAGTTACCATTGACATCATAGCAACCTTCACGGTTCATATACTCACCACAGTAGTAACCACACACTGTACCTTGTGGCATATTACGATCAAACACATTGTCCAACGCATATATGTTATATGCATCAGGTTTGGTGAACAATTCACGCATACCTGCAAAGTCAGCACCCTCTGTACCACCAGTTCCCCACACTACGATAGTACCGAATGTCATTTTACCCTGCTCAACCGAAGGTCTTGCAATAGCATAGGTCTTTTTCAGGTGCGGAAACTTTCCAGCCTCCTCAAACAGAAGTAATTTACCACGTTTTCCCCTTGCACGTTCTGGTTGTCCTTTGGTGGACACACCGATTATTTCGGTCTTTATACCTTTTTCTGTTTTTGTTCTCGGATCTCTGTAGGATGCTCTTTTGTGATCATTTCTATCCGCATAATCACGTGACTTTCTCCAAGGTGTGTGGTTATCTATAAAGTTAAGTGTATCCCATGCCTTACTCAGAATACCATCATCATATAGATACTCACCTTCCGATGCTATTGCAAAAGACTTTGAACGTTTGAAGTGGTAATAATTACGTGTACCCATGGAAGAACCTTTGAACGAGTACCCTCTACCCCTTGTCTTAAGGTTTGCACAGTGCATACCACGCTGTTCTGCCTGTTCTACATAATGATACCACAGATAATCACTGTCCCAAACTCTTGGGAAGTCCTCCACACGGTCAGCCTTTATATTACCTACCTGCTCCTCAAGATCCTCTGCAGATTTCGGTATCTCCTGTGTCATCAGTATCGGACAGTAATTAAGATACCAATAATAATACCCTGGTATCCATTCACCATCAGAAGATCGTACAAGACCCTCTCTACACCTACGCTGTTCCTCACGCCAGAACTTCATGTAACGCGAAGAAGGAAATCTGTTCGGAACTAAGTCAGTATACTTACCGTGTTTTTTAAAATATAAAGCTCTCTCCCTGAAGAAGTCCATATCTTCAAGAATATGTGGAGATGTAACATCAACCTCTATCTTACCATCGTCATCTTTCGGCAGATCCTTTGCGTAAGGTCTATCCTTTGACAACATATTGTAGATAAAAGGTATCTCATCAATAGCCTGAATGATGTCTGCACGTAACTCCTCGTTTTCTAACGAATTTATACGCACACTTACATCGAAACGCAGATCGTCAAGTAATGACCTCTCTTCGTGTGTATCAGTCTGGGTTGAGTTCTTCATCTTCAAATTCAGCTTTTTCCCTTCCACCTCTCAGTATCAGGTTCTCAGCTACTTCAGTCTCCACTAATCTCTGCGTATCCTGCAATGACTTGACAGTCTTAGGCAAAGAGTTTATCATATCCATTATCTGTTTCGCATTGAACACTGGTTTACCATTGTTATCACGCTCATTCAGATCAACATTACTAAGAAAGCCATCCAACTCTGCCTGTGCTTTCCAAGCAGACTCCAACGTATCCATGGAACGTGTTCTGCTCATCTCCCTATACTTCTCAATACAGGCATTTATCAATTGGTCAACTTCCCAATCAGGAAACATGTAGAGCACATCATCCTTAATGTAATCCCATCGTTCCTCTTCATCCATTCGCATATATGGAGAACGCATATCTACAAAAAACCAAACGGCAGAAAGCTCGGCATTCAATTTAGCCTTCCCTTTTCTGCCTCTTTTCTTGGCAAGTTCTGCAAACTCCTTGATCATTAGGATTTGCGGGGAAATAGTAAGTTCCCCCTGCTCATCCATCTCAAACATATGCTTCATCTATATCGCATTGCCGTCAGCATCAAGAATAGTAGTTGTCTCAGCAAGAACCTCAGACTCATCCTTCTCGGTGATCTTAGCTTTTACCTTACTCAACTTATCCACTCTTACATACTCTGTAAGATCGCGTACAATTGCAGTATCGCTACCCATTATATCTTCATAATCAGGTTGCTCATCAAATGTCACGACAACATCAGACTCTTGGAATATGTAAAACAGTTCATCCTGATACTTGAATTGTCCAGGCTGTACATCATGTCTTACAAGAACCCATTGCCCTTTCTTAACATCCTTCACATAAGGACCTACCTTCATAACCTCTACACATGGTACAATCTCCTTGTTATCGAGATTAAGGATAACACCCTGTGGTTTGATGTATGCCCTCACTATCATACGTGACCCTGATGGGGTACACTTAATATCACTACTCTTGAGTAGCTTCTCCTCTTTCTTGCTCATTCTGTTGTTGTTTAATCTGTTCTATATACGCACCTACAGTAGCACGATTTCTTTCATTGCATACCAGACCCTTTTGGTTTCCCATAACATGTGGATTCCAGTATACCCTTCCTCTTTTATAACGCTTAAGAGAAGCAGCATTCATCTTTCTTCTCTGTCTGAACTCCTCATATGTCTCTCCTTCTTCCTTAAGACATTTCGGGTCAGAACTGACAAACATTCTAAAAGTCTTGTCACCAACAGGATACTCAAAATATACAATCCCGCTTTCAGTGACCTTCTCTTCATTCTTTACCTCTTCACTCATCGTCATAAAAATCAGTTGTCATACTCATAGTATAACCTTCAAGATCATAATTGACATTATCATCATCACCATCCTTATCCTTAAGATACTGCTTTATCTCATCGATACCTTCGATGATATCTTCCAATTCATTATCCTTAATGATATTCAATACATACGTTACCATTTTGCTCCACCTTTATCTTCAGGGTTAGGGCATTCACTTTTCATACTCCTTGTCTTCATTGCCAAAGGACAATTGCATATACCACATCTAGGAATACCCATGTCATCCTTTGCATGCTCACACGAAGCACATATCTCAGCTCTACGTTCAGCCTCCTCTTCTACCAGAGGATTCTTAACAATATAATTCTTCCAACCTTCAACTATCTCCTTTATCATCATTCATGTATTTCATTTCAGAATGTCTTGGAACAAACTTCCCAAGATGTCTAAGATATATGGTCTTAAAACTATCACTATTATTCTTTACACTATTTGAGATCGTATCGCGTACAATTTTGAACTGATTCTTCCAAGCACGTTCAAGAACAGCTGTGGATATACCATGCTTATCAGCAACTTCACGCAGGAATCCTTTGAATATCTCATCCTGCATCTTTTACTGTAAAATTGAAGACTATACCATTCTTCTTGTTAGGATACACCTTAAGATTGGAATGCAAGTAGTTATCTGCATCAAGTAATCCATGCTTTCTCAAAGAGGTAAGACAATTGGCAAAACTTGCTTCAGACATATTACCTACATTCTCAGCCATCATAAGTTTATTCTCGTAGGAGAAGATAGCTTTCCATTTCTTAGGATCTTCAGGATCTTTGTAATCCTTAGAGATAATGCTGTTCTGATACATTATCTCAGCAAGCACTTGACGTTCCTGCTTACGAAGCTTGTTAAGAGGTGACTGTAATCCCATGATTCCAACATACATGTTAAAGAATGCTTTTTCAGTACCTCTGAGATTAAATACTCTCTCCATCTCTATCTTTTTTACAAATATATAACATATTACATTAAGATGTCAAGTATCCTAACTAAAAATATTATAAATCAGTGCTAAAAACGTTTGTTGGATCACTCATTGGTATAATATCCATTCTATAGCTGCTCATATGCTGCATCATGCGTGTTGCTCTTCTGATAACCTCTTGAAGGTCCATATCATCTTTATAAAGAATGGTTATAACCTTATTTTCTACGTTAATACTTATTTCCATCATTCAAATCTTTTATCATCCATATCAATATCATCAGCATCTTCATCTCCCATAAACACCTTCAAACATTTATCGTGAAACTCCATGCTAAGATGCATCTCTGTGTCTACATCCTTATCTCCATTAAAAACATAATGGCTTTCAAGCTCTACTTCTACAAGATCCTTAAAACCATCATAAACCATAGATCTCATAATTATACGCACCAAGGGTTGATCATCAACATATACAAGCTCACGAATAAATTCATACTTGGGGTACTCAAACTCGTGCTCCATGTTAATGCCTTCTTCTCCCATTTTTTTTTGCATTTTGATCTTCACCTCGTAAAAACACTTCCTTTTGGAAGTCAAAAACTCTGACCGTTTACCTACATCGTAGTTTTTGAGTATATCAATATTTAGCTGATCCAACAGGAGTGGTTACCTGAAGTTACAACTAAGAATTATATCATGTCGCTCAATAGACCTATTATCATAATCTCGCAGTCTTAGATACTGCATTCTTGAGTAAGACGGTACAAATATACAATGACAGGTGTGCTGTTGTCAAGTTTTTTTTAAAAAAATTTTCTGTGTAGTTGAACGTGATGACCTCCCCAACAAAAAGCTCCTACTAAAAAATGCAGATTCGAACGTCCCCCGAGTCTGCAACTGAAACATTGGGGATATTAAAAACAATTGCTATGCAGAATATGCGAAAAATTGAGTTAAAAGACGGAACAGTACTGATCGGAGTTCGTGCAGAACTTGTAAGTATTGGTGATGCACGACCGTTTGGTAACGAAGGAAAAGTGGTTCACACTTGTGCAATCAAATGGACGAATGCAGAAGGTGTTACCAAACAATCCAATGCATTTGCTTATGGAGGTACTGTTGAGCAAATCACTGAGGGTCAAATTCTTGTTGCAACACCTGTCGTAATTGACGGTCAGAACAGAATGAAACTGACTCACTGGAGTTGGAATGATTCTTCTGAAGGCATTGAAAGTGACGAATTCGGTGAGTTGGGTGCATTGCTTGCGCAAACTACTGCTGAAGAGCGAGTTAGCTGAGTTGCAACTACGAGAGGGGTTTAACGACCTCTCTCGTTTCTTTTTTATTCAGT